AAATAGTAGGGGTATTAAATATCTCATTCTCTTACAGGCTCGTAAATCCATATCTCATTAGCTCCGTAGACTTTCATCTCACCTAATGTAACTGAGTGTGTGGTAGCACAGCTTGATAATATTAAACTAAATAACATTGCTCTAATCATTCCAAGTCATACTGGTTTTATTATTCCCAGTAGTTCTCAGTTCTCCTTTTCTTTTTTCAATCCATCTTGCTTTAGCTTTCTCACCAATTAATCCGTCAACAGGACATGGTGTACCTGCCATCATCATAGCTTCCCATACATTTTCATCTTGACACATCAAAGATATTGCTGCGACTTTCATGCCTAGCTTAGATAAGACAGCTACTGACTTTCTTCGTTCACAGTTAGGGTCTACATAATAACTTCCAAACGTGCCTGAGAAACCGATTACAGTTATTCCTGCTGCTAATGGTATAACACAACTATCTTGACCATAAACACTCATAGCAGGGGCATTAGAGGGGTTTACGGCAGTCTTAGTATTACTGCTATTGTTTGTTTCATTATTCGTTGTACTGTTAGAACTAGAACCTGATTGGTAAGTTGTTGCTGACTCATACCCACCTGTGATTGCTGTGTTAGAACCAGCATTATTAGATTGAGTGTTAGTTGTAGAACCTGACGAGGTTACATCTGCTATAGCTTGTTCAAGACACAGGGCTAATATTAAAACTAATAATATTAAAAATCCTTTTACCACTTTTTGCATGACCAGTATCTCGCTGTAAGTTTAGACTTAGCTGTACTGCATTTATGTCTTGCTCTAAAAGACTTTCTCCTTGCTGGTTGGTCTTTCTTAATAGACATATTGGCATCACCAAACCTTATCATTTTAATTGTGCTACCTTCCTTAGCTAACACCACAAATTTTTTAGTTTTAGTTCTTGCGTTCTTAGGCTTGTTGTAACCTGAAAATTTTTCTCCTCTATAATCAATCATCGTCTTACTAGACTCCCACCGAAGTAGAGACCAACGATTGAACTAACTACATGCGTGTCGAGGGGCGTAATAACTAATCCAGTCATTGGTTTCCACTGTGTTATGTCTGTTGATGATGCAAATATCCACCACCCTTGCATGACTGCTTCAGTGTAACCTACATAGATAGGCATACTTGAGTCAATAAATGGTGCTAGTTTAGGAAGAACGAGGATAGCAACCACACAGATTAATGCTATCCATCGCCTAGTATTCTTGGTAAATGGGTCGTCAACTGCTCTTGCTTTGTCTGCTTGTTTACTAGCAAACCCTGCACGTTGCATCAACATTTTCTGCTCATCGGCTTTGTCTTTGCCTTTCTGAGCCATGATAGATAATACACCACCCAGTACGGTTGATACAAGCATTGATATTAATTCGATTGGAAACATTATTCTCTCTCCTTTATTGCGTCAAACTGTTCTACATAACTTTGTTTCAAGTCGTCTATTGCTTCTCTATATTCTTCTACAGTAATCTCGCCTTTCATTCTTGAGGTGTTAATTTTTTTTCTTGCTTGGTCAAACTCAGACTTTAATCGTTTAGCTTCTGCTGAACCAAACCTTCTTAACCTACTTACATCTGCCGTATTAAATTTAAAACCAAACGAACTAGCTATTGCTTCGCCAGTGGTTAATGGGTCATCCAATGTATTGTACTTAGGTTTGTTTCCGTAATCTCTTTCGTATGCTCTCATTATTTTTTTAGTAGAAAAACTAGGAAGCCCAGGAAAATTAGGTATAAAATCTTTGCCAATGTCTGTTGCTCTGCTTAATCCTATTTCAGCAGCGTTCATTCCAAACTCTTGAGCATCTCTTTTATTACCCATAAATGGGTCAATCCCAAATATGTTTTGTATTGTAGATACAAGAGGTCCACCAGGTTGAGATATCGTTGGCAAGAAAGGTATTGCGTTAGGGGTTGTTCCTCCTACATTAAATACATCTCCACCTGGCAACATTCTTCCTATGTTTATATATTTAGATTGATTGCCTGTGCCACTAACTTTTATATTAGCTTGAGGCATAGCTGCAAAACCAAACATGTTTGTTTTATTATACTCTTGCATAAATTTTCTTTCTTGTTCTTGTTCATACTTGGTAGTTCCTGTCGCTGCTCTTCCTAAATCATTAGCTGCATAACCTAGGGCTGCTATAACTGCAACTTTTTCAGGATGTTTAACTGCAACCTCTGCCATTAAAGGCATAATCCTGTACGAATAAGATAAAAATGGAACGGCTGTTCCTCTTAAATTGTTTATAAATTTTGATTTAATATTATAATCAACAAACCATTTTACAGCTTCTCCTGCTGCGTCTTCTCTTGTCCACTTCATATTGGTTTTAGGATTTAATTCATTTAATCTGCTTCTGTATAAAGCTACTCTAAATAATCTATCCTCTAATTGATACAAACCTGATGTAAATTCATCAGCTTCTACAGCTTTATTTTTTACTTTCTTTAAAAATGTACTATCTTCTATTGTGTTTTTTATGGTTTTAAATGCTGAAGTTAAAAAGTCATTTGATTTTTCTGCATCTGTTACATCAAAAGTTTTACCTATCTTTCCTATGTCGATAGAGTTTCTTATCTCGGCACTTAAATAATCTCTGCCAAAAACTCCGTCTTTATACATGGCTTGTAAGTCAGGGTCTAGGTTTTCCCATTTAAGCGTTCCTTTTTCAAACGCCATTATTTGTCCTGCTGTGCCATCGTTGTGTACTTTTCCTAATTGTTTCCAGGCACCTCCTGCTCCATAGTACAAAGTAAAATTAGATACATAATTATTAAAATGTACTGCTGGGTTGTAAACAGTTTTAGTTTTTTTCCAAATACTGTTTATTTTGAAATAAGTTTCTCCAAGATATTTATTGCCATCATCATCTCTCATTCTTTTTAAGAGCATCATGTCTTTGTATTGGTCTAGCTTAACTAATTTACCAGCTAACTTGCCGTACATAGGTACTTCTTTGTCTTGTTTTTCACCAAACTTTATTACTGCTTTGTTGCCGTCATAATCTGTTTGTTTCGCATTAGGTATGTAAACATATTTTTCTGTACCAACCACATCCCCATTAGCATCTGTTACTTTTAGTTTTATAGGATTGTCAGGGGTAGCACTTTTAATATTAAATTGTGAGTCAGATAATCTTTCAAGTTTTCTAGCTTCTTTGGCAGCTTTAGCTTGTTCTTTAGCTAGTTGTTTTTTTAATTTTTGATATTGTACTTGCCCACCAAAAGGAAACTCAGGTAATACCTGTCCTTGATTAGGGGCATAAGAACCAGGAGGAGGTAATGATTCATCACCGTACCTTAGCTTTAACATTTGTGTTTCAATTTCACTGGTCTTTGCATTGCTGTATATAGGCTTACCATCTATTCCTACATTTTGTGATTTTGTAATTCCTTTGGATGCTAGTTGTTTAGATAATAATGTAACTTTGTTTAAAACCCAGCCCTCATTAATACCAATATCGTTTAACTGTGCATAAAATTTTCCAATACCAACTGTGCTTCTTAACTCTTGTCCTGTTTTAGCTAACTGCAATGCAGCATCGTCTAACTCGCCAAGCTCAAGTCTTTCTTTTTTAGATAACTGAGTAATTATTTCATACTTGCCTGTTTCATTTCCTTCTGAGTCTTTAGCTTTTCTAATAATGACTCCGTAATTAGATGCTTGTTCATCTGCATTTAATGTTTTGTTGTATTGTGGGTCAGCTTCATCAGTAATTCTATTGACAAGCCTTCCATATCCATCTTTCTTTTGACCGTATAGTTTATTAATTCTGTAATCATATTTTCTTTCTGCTCTTAATTTAGGTAATATTTTTTTTAATTCAGCAGCCGTAAATGTATCTGATTTATCTAATATATATTTGCTTCCTCTTGCAAAAGTAGATTCACCCCTAATCTTCCCTAAGTTTTTAACCCAACTGTTAGCTTTAGCAGCACCTTTTTCATTAAGAACTTTCTCGTAGTTTCTTTTAATATAATTATTTATGTTTGTTTTAAAAACATCATCATCTATAAGACCAGCCAACCTCATGTCTTCTCCAATGTCTTTCATAATTTTGCCTTGTTTTTCAGTAAGGGCTATAATTTTTTCAACACTGGTAGGAACAGGTACTTTTAAAGGAGTGTCAATAATTTCTCCAGTGTTCTTACCATCTTTATCTTTAATATTTTTGTAACCACCAAGATAATCTTCTACTCTTTCTTGTTTACGAGTTTCTTTTTCTAATAATTTTTTTTGTTGAGCTTTTGATAATCCTTTTAATTCTTCAGAAGTATACTTGACTCCTGTCTCAGGATTGATTCCTTTAGATACAACTAATCTTTCAACTAGTTCTCCTTTAGACATAGCTTTTAATTCATCAACACCTAAGTCTCCACCCATTAAATTATAAGCCACCCTTCTTTCTTCAGGACCTAACTTGTCTAACTCTGTAGTTATTTCTGCTAATCTTTTTCTATAAGTTCCTACTCGACCATCTAACTCTCTATCTAATCTTAATAAATCAGGGTGCATCCTATTGTCAGGGTACATATTGTGCATCTTTGTATTAAACCATTCGTTTTTATTTAACGGATTACCTATAAATTTTTTACCTAAAACAATACCTGCACCAATAGCAAACCCATTAAATAAAAATTGTTGTGCTGTTTCGGATTCGTTGTACTCGTCTAAAATATTATAAGTAACTACACCTCCTAAAACTCCTCCCAATGGAGCTATAGGATTTTGCACCCATCTGTCCCATACAGGTTTCATTGCATTTTTTCTGTAAGACTCCATTAAGGTTAATTTTTCATCAATTAACCCATCACTCATAACTCGACTTACTTCAGCTTCTTGCCTTCTAATATTTTTAGTTCTTGTTTGTTCTATTTGTAAATTCTTGCTAGGTAATTGTTCAAGTGCTTCATCAGTTGTCTTGGGTAGTGCGTCAAATCCAAACCATTTTTTACCTGCTGCACCTAACGCACCAGTAATAACGCCACCACCAACTGCCCCAATTCCTGCTTGTTCTAGTCTACTGAACCCCATATCTTCATCAACATACGAAGCAGCACCAATTCCTGTGCCGTAGGCTATACCTTGTTTAACCATTGAAGCTACAGATTTTGCTTTAGCTAATGGAATAATCCAACCAGCAGGGTCAGCTACAACACCACCCATATAAGCAGCCAACGCTTTACCACCGTATTCTTTGTTTCTAAATATAGTATTAAGTCTTTTTTGGTCAATACGCATTTGTTCTTCATCAAGACCAATGAATTGTTTAACCCCTCTGTAAGTATCTGTAAATCCTAAAGTTGCTGCATATGCCATAGCTTCAGCTTCATTGTCAATACCTTCTACATTGCCAGTATCAACAGCAATGTTGTTATTTGTAATAGCTTCGTAATCACTACCAGCATTAATCAAATCATATAGTTGTTCATCTGATGGATTAACAACAGCAGGACCATTATTTACTGTACCGTTTATTCTATTGTAAAGTTCTTTTTCTTGTTCTGTTGGCATTTTACCTTGAGTTCCTTATTATTTCGTAAGTATTAAAACTTTCATCATAGGTAGGATATTCTTCTTCAGGAACTCCATTGTCCCTTGCAGTAGATGTTTGTTTGTTATGAAACCTCATAAAGTTATCAAACTGACCAGTGTCTCCTAAAACATATCTTTCATTAAACAAATTGTTTTTAAAAAATTCTTGAGTAGGTGCTTTTGCACCAGCAGTTTGCATGTCTTGTTGTAATTGAGTTATTGACCCAGTGTATTCATCTTTAGTAAAATAGTATTTATCATAAAGAGTTGCAGCGTCTTTAACATTTGCTCTAATTTCTTTTTTAGCTGCTGTTGCTGTAGTCCCTGTTGTTGCTAGTGCTTTGACTTGAGCTGCTGCGTCAGTTGATACATCTTTTAAAACTCTACCAGCTTTATCGTATTCGTTTTCTCCCATTCGAGTCCTGCCAAGTAAACCAATCCCTGCTCTAAGTAGGGCAGCGTTTTGAATAGCAGCCAACATTTTTTTAGGGTCATTGACCTGCGATGATGGAGCTAATATACCACCCAATCCTTCAGCAAATTCTTTTAGTTTATCTTCTGCCATTCTTATCTCCTGTATCTAGCGTATAAATCTTCGTCTTGTATTTTAGTTCCTGCTACTGCTGGGGTAATCCCTGGTGTAATTGCTGGTCTGACATTGCTTTGTGTTTGACTGCCACTATTAACCATGCCTAATATTTTTAACAAACTCATATAATCCATACCACCTGTTGCTGCTGCTTCTGCAATTTTAGGCAAATCTTCCGTTCCTTTTCCTTTTATTCCTAAATTATTAAGAACGGTTTGAACACCAGGAGGCAACGTGTATAATTGATTTGGTTTAAAAGGAGTAGAATCAACTACTCCACCACCTGTTTTAGTGATAGGGTTTACAACTCTAGTATGATTAACTATTGTATTTATTGGTCCTCCAATAATACCTTGGTCTACATATTTTTGCCTTGTTCCTGCAAAAGTCGGATTAGTTAAAACAGCATCAATATATTTATCGTCAAACGTAGGAAATCTTTTTTTTAGACTATATAAATTTTGTTCATATGGACTGTTAATTGCTAACGCTTCAGGACTAGATGTTTGCATTTGTACTGGTGGTGTTGGAGTATTAGTTTTAAACAAGTTCCATAGTGGGTCTAACATAGATTTGTTATCCCTCATTCTTTTATCTAATACAGAAAAATAAAGCTCATCTTGTGGATTTTCATTAGCTAATCCAGCAATCAATCTTCTTCTTTCTTTTTCTTTATCAATTCTTTCTTGTTCTGTCATAATATCTCCTTAATTAATCAAATAAACTTAAAGCTGCTACTGTTGCTGCTACTGCCATACCTTGTGGTGTTGTTAATAATGGTGCTATAGGACCAGCAGCACTTGTGGTTGCAAATGCACCTGATGCACCTAATGCACCATAAGTACCTGCTCCTAGTAACCCTGCACCTATTGCCTTCTGTCCAAAACTAGGCTCTCCACCTTGAGCTGAAGTAGTGCTACCACCTGGCAGTATATTACTTCCTGCAATGTTAGAGTATCTACTTAGTGCTTCGTCAGGAGCTTGTTGTGCAAATTCAAATCTCATTCTTGCTTCATCAATTGCTTGTTGAGACCTTTGTTGTTCAGCCGTACCTAACGCACCCAACTGCATAGCTGGTGCTGTAATAGCTTGTTGTGTTTGTGGCGACATTGCCAAGGCTTTTAATTGATTAGCTTGTGCTTGTTGATAAGCATCACTATACATAGTAGAAGATATATCACCTGCTCTTTGCATGTAATCACCGATAACGCCTTGCTCTAATATAGCTTGTCGTGTGCCACCCAGTTGTCCTGCACCTGTTGCATCTCTTCTTGCTTGTTGTAATAAACCTTGAGCTTGAGAATAAATTGGACGCAATGCTGCTTCGGTAGCTCCTGCTAAGTATGGGTTACTTGCTAGATTTTGTGGCGACATTAAACTGTAATTTTGTGCCGACAATATATTATCAGCTAGTCCTTGTTGTGGAACAAGATTGGCTCTGAGTTGTTGTTCAGCAACTTCCATGTCCTCGGTTAACCCTGCATAAGTTTGACCAGGGAAAAACTGTTGTGGTCCTTCATTATATCTAGCCTGAGCTTGTTGATATATATCGCTCATGTACGGAGCTTGTTGTGGCGAAGGTAACGCCATAGTGGTTTGTGTACCACCTCCACTTCCTTTACCCATAATGTGTACCTCTAGTGTTTAACATTTAATTCTTTTCCTAAAACTGTGTAGGTATTTTCATACCCAAACTTATTTAATTTTTTTGCAAAACCTTTTCGACAACATGTCTCTATAGCTTCGCACCCATTTTCTAACGCCCAAGTCTCTAAAGTATTTAACCAATCCTCAACCCATTCATCTAAATCTTTACCACCTAGCGTAACTATACGACAAGTTGTTCTTCTTGGGTATTCAACTATTTCTGTAGTTAATACAGAAACTATTTCTTTATCATCGTTGCTTAGAATCCATAACTGCATTTCTTGATTTTTAATCTTGTGATAAATGTCATGTGTATTTTGTTCTTCTTTACCTCTTGAATTACCCATTGATATATAGGGTTCACAATCGTCCCATACATGGGGTAACAATTCAGGCAAGACTCCTGATATATATATCACCCTAGTTTCACCCAACTACCAGCAGCGTTTCTAAAGTACACGCCTTCTCCACTGCCTGGGTTAAAGTTTGAGCCATCTGCATACACAATGTCTCCTTGTTTAATTCTAGCTGGAGCTACATTTTTAACCTCTACAAATGTAGTAGGGTTCTCTTGTAATGCTCCTTGCAATTTTGTAAGTTCTTGAAAGATGTACTGTGGCATATCTTCAGGGTTGCTCGGTACTGGATTAGGTACATACTTGGGTGCTTCAGACATTATCTACCTCCTAATACTTCATATTCTATATCATATCCGTTTAATTCAAAAGTTGTAGCCGTTGTGTTTTGAAACTTAATAGCTATATATTTGCCTGTGGCTCTAGCATCTACCTTGTTTTGAGAGTTAGGGTTAATACTTTGTTGTGTTTTATAAGTATAAGTTCCGTTAGGACTCATTGAACTTCCTACAAATACTTCAGCAGCTCCTGTTCCTGCAAACCTTGGCGTAACCTTTCTAACTTGTACTACTGTGTTTGGGTTATTATCGAGGACTAAACCTTTTCTTTCTAGCAACATGGTAAAGTTATTACCTGCAAAATCAAATCCTTGGTCTGCTCTATACAATCTAGTATCGCTAGTACCTGCCATTAACATGCTGGTCTCTGTAGGATTGTAGGCTCTTTCTCCCCATGATTCAGTTGTGCTGTAAGCTATCCAACTTTGCGATTGACCTGACCATAAAATACTAGTGCTTCCGTCTGAGGTAGGAGTAACTACTCCAAGACCTATCCCAAGTATTCCTGGTAAATCTCTGAAGCTAAACGCAGAAGTATTATAATTATAAATCAATGCTTTATTGCAGAATGTTGAGCCGACTGTTGGGTATGAAACCCATATCTCTCCCTTCTGTATGTTGTGAGCTACAAAAGTATTAGCATAATTTGTGCTATCTATTTCATCAAACAGTGTTCTTTTAATTACATCACTGGCTATAGATTTTTTAGATACGCCATCGTGTACTATGATATCGCCATTTGTTACCACAAAATGTCTTCCGTTAAATTCACAAGCACAGTTCTTAGATAAAATACCTGTGTCATCAAATAATTTTTGGAAACTAAAAACTAAGTTACCTCCAATGTAATTCATTATCCATGTAGTCTTTTCTTTATATATAACAAAAGATTGTTTAAGAGCAAATCCGTCAACAATAAAATCTCCATTGTCTCCGATAGTTGTAGCACCTGCATCATTCGTAGCACCAGCTGTCCATGTACTAGGTAGTGCGTTGTTCTCTGCTGCATCTCCCCACCTAATTTTGTTAGGATAATTGACAGATGATTCGGTTAAGTTTAAAGATATTAAATAATTACCATAAGGTCTTATTGCTTTGCATACTGTATTTGATGGCCAGTTAGTTAAATCTGTAAATTTATTAGCTCCTGTATTTGCTAAACATTGTGGGTCATCTACCCCATTGTTAAGTATAGGTAAACCATTAAAGATTGATACGTCCCAATTTCCTTGAGCTGTCAAATTGACATTATAATCTCCTGATGTTCTTGTAAAATCAGTGTGTGTAGAACCGTCTGTTCTATATATCTTTGCAGTCCCTGCATAAAACCAATAGTTGTTTTGTCCTGTTGCCCAGTTTAATACTTGATAAGGAGCAACTGTAGGATTAGCTACTGGAAAAGGATTGTCATGACCTGATATTTTTTTAGCTGCACCGTCTTCAAATCTTGCGTTCTCTGTGTGAGAAAAAAACTCAGGAGGTAAGGTTGTAGGGTTTGAATCCTTAACCATTCCTTTAGGAGTGTTTGATTGGAATATAGGCATTATGCTGTGCGTCTCCACATATATGCAACAATGTATGGTTGTAAAATATTATGTGCTGCACCACCACCTGTTGCATTTGTAGTCATTGTTCTACCAGGATTAGTGCTATCACCTGCTGATGGAAAATCAACATCTTCATCTTCACCGTTACCTCTTAAAGCTGATGTGTGAGTATGTGATGGTAATTCAGCAGTGCTTAATGTATGAGTCTTAGCACCACCAGTTTCTTGTACTGTATCAAAATCACTATCTGCTGCGTTTAAACCTACTATAACTCTACCAGCTCCAAAAGTTACCCAAGTTCCAAATCCAAACAAAGTTGCAGGATTGGTTGATACTGCTGCGTTAATATAAATAGAACCTACTGGGTATATAGCTTGTATAGAGGTTAGTAATCCTGCTGAACTGGTTACAGTTCCTGATACAACTAAGTTTCTAATACCTGTTGAATCTTTACTTGCATCAACTGTTACGGCTTTAGATGCTTCTGCTGTACCCAACGTAGTTACATCTACATAATTTAATTCTGCTGTATTTGCTGTAACGCCATCTAGTTTATTTAATTCTGTGTGTGTTGCTGATACTGCCCCAGTAATACTGGGGAAGGTTGCTTTAACTGTAGATTTTACCAATCTTATATGGTCATCGCCTTCGTTAACTGGGTCTCCAGCTACTGGGTTTGAGCTATTTAAGTCTGATATATATGTTCCTGTTTCTAATCCCATTTAATTTCTCCTAGCCTTTGGGGTTGTTATCTTTAACTGATT